GTTATTTCAATTTTTATAGGTTTTTGCGCCCATCCAGTTTACGCCCCCGGGAAACCCGGCTGGATGGGTCCCCCCCCCCCCCCACACGTGAACCACAACGCACTGGTTGGTTCTACCCCGCAGTTCAATCAAGAAACGGGCCACCTGGCTGGTGTGCACTCAGCTAAGCGACGACGTGGCTCGTAATGCCACGCCGCTGCACACCAGGGGGTGACCACGGCATACGGTTTACCATGGTACGTTATGGGCCCCATCACGTGTAGGAGGGGGGGGAAGCAAGAAGATTACCGCTTCTTCGACGGTGGTGGGAGTAAAGCCCCCACCTGCTTGTCAATCGCCACCTGTAACATCGCAACGTTGAACGTCGAAATGAGGGATGCACAGGGAACATGAACGGGCACATCCTCAGCAACAGTGATACCTTTAGCTATCATAGCTTTTGCGAGGATGTCGGCCACAAGGTCAGGCCGGTCGATGAGGTAACCGAGGAGCATTTCGATGTTGGAGGATCCAATGCACGAATCGATCCAGCAGAACTGGACCAGACGATAACTTGGTGATGGGGCAGCAAAGTTAAGGTCGTAGCAGAGGAAGATGGTCCCCCAAATCTCAGTGGTCGCGGGGATGGGAGGAGTGCCGGCGGTGGACGACTGCATGTAGGCAAACAGCGCGCCGGGCTCCTGGAATCGCTCGTCCTCCTGATCTATGCCGTCCACAAACAGCCAGTCGGCCTGTTTCTGCTCGAACATGACACCGCCCGCTTGCCACGGTGGTGTCATACACGAATTAGCATAGTTGAGGATCTGTAGGAATCCAAGAGTTACTCCGGTATTGATGGTGTTAGGGTCGTCGGAAAAACCGAGGGCCAACTGTCCAGGCTGAGTCGTTGGGCATGCGGGCACGTACACAAAGTGCACGTGTTCCACATCCCATCGAGTGTACAACTGAGCGAGGGCAGCAAGGCGACCTCCAGCGGCTCGTAGACCGAATCGGAAGCAGTTTGGGCCTGCGAGGGTGACTCCGGTGTAACTGTGCAAACAGTCAACACCGTTTCCACCGTCGGCAGCGGATCTATTCTCGACCGTGCACAAAGCCTGTCGGCCGCGAACGCGGATTCCAGGTCCGTACTTGGTAGCGATAGTACGCTCGAAAGGGGTATGCGATTGGAAGCTAGACACCTCAGAAACAGGAGGTCCTCCGGCGTGGGGACCCATGTATGGGGATAAGCTGGAAGGTCGCGCATAAGCCTTTCGGACGTCCTCTTTAATAGCGTCCACTGCCTTTGAACCCGATTCGGAGACGAGCCCTGGGATGAAGCCTTTGATTCCGGCAACCCATGGATCATTCTCGTCATCAATTCCCATTGCGCCCATGCTTGGGGCGTTACCGTATCGGGAGGGTACAGAGTTATGCTTTTCACCTCGGGCCCGAGGTCGTGAGAGCGGGACACTCGCCTGAGAGCTAGTGTCAGGGCCCGAGTCGCTGGACGACGATCCACCGTGCATATATTCATAAGCAGCGTGCAGAGCGTTAGCAACATCTTCAAGATCGGCCTGTCCCTGATAGAACTTGAGGGCCGAGTTGGCATAATTTCCGATTTGTGCGATATCAGATGGGATATCTCGTGCCGTAAGCGCAAGAGGATGGAGCGCTGATCGGCCCGAGACGCGTGTGCTGACAGGCGACACGCTAGGCTTAGCAACAGTTTTGGCGGCAGGCTTCGGAGCTGCTCGCGGAGGGGGTGAGTTGGTGAGTTTCGCATTGCGCGAAGCGGGAGCGGTAATGTTGTTTCGTTTGGCTGACATTACCGTCGGTTGTCGCCCGGGGGCGGTTCAGAACAACCGTGGCACATCGCGAGCGCCTCTGAACGGGCGAAGCTCGCTATGCATGGGTGGATGATTGGCATACCACTCCTCCAAGGCCACCTGCTCATCAGGGGTGAGGCCGAACGCGCGCCAAAAGGAGACGCGCGCCTCATCGCTAACGTGCAACTCAACAGGGGGGGTGGGCGAGCTGCACTTGGCACGATACCAATAGTACAGTCCACCCTGGGCAAACTGGGGCGAGTTCATGACCCCACCGACGTCTGGGTCAATGATCAGGCTCTTGTAAAAGGCCTGAAACACTGGAATCCCAGCAGTCAGATGGAGACCACATACACCCACAGCAGATATCCACTTCCTGAATTGTTTCTCCGACCGAATATCCTGCACACAGGCTTGGTCCTTGTCCAAAGCAGACAATTGGCGGACCATGAGCCAGACGCGCCCATCATAGATAGGCTGCATTTGGCAAAACACCACTTGCTCCAGGTGATGAACCGTAGGCTCTACCACCATGGTGAAACCATATGTGAGGAAAAAGTCAGGGACTAATTCGAGAAGATGACTGCGTGACTCTTCACAGATTATCACACAGTCATCCCCATTGTTGATCAACTCAAAGTCCAGGCCGTAACGGCGCCTGAACTCCCAGAACAATCCGCAAGTAATCAAACAATTGCCCAAGGATGTATTCATGTCACCAGACGCCCGTCCACCGGTGCGTTGGTAGTGAATGACACCGTCTGGGCAACGTGCCTTACCGCGATCGCCGACTTGCCAAGAGAGTAATTTGGCAAGCCTCTTACAACCAAACAACCGGTTGTAAATCGAGTGTTCCCACTGGAGGGCTTCCTTAGAAACGTGCTGGTCGAAGCGGCTGGCATCAAACCCAACCGCGACAGGCTTCGAAAACCTCGACCACTTGGCGTGCACGATCCTCCCCAGCTCCTCCGTGGTGTATCCCTTCATCACAGTGGGACTACCGAACGCTCGAGCGATGCCCTTGTAGAGCCTTTTCTCAAGGGGCTTAATATAACATCCGACCGAGAGGTTGTATCTCGGGTCTCGCGGCTGAATCACCCTCGGTGCAGGGTCCGGCTTGGATGCGGTGTTGAACTTTTCGCATTTGACGAAAGTCTTAAGCACAGCATCCCGCGGACAAACGGGGGTGACCAATAGTGACTCATATGCACGCTGATAGCACGCCAGTTTACGGCCGGTGTAAGTTGCCAAAAATTGGCTAGGACTCCACACGGCGGTAGGACGCGTGTTGGCACATAGTGCGTCACTAAACCTCCCCAGATCCAGGTATGCACCGGGAACGGGCTGGGGGGGCTCCTCGAAACCATCGCTACCCTTGACGTAATAAATACGTTCAAGGATGCCACGTAAAGTGGTTGCGACGTCGTTGTTATGGACACGAAAACGAGCACCCGCATTTCTACCTCCCACAAGGTAGAGTTTGCGGACCTTAGTCTTGTTCCCTGAATACTTGACGGTTACATTTGGGTGTCCCAGGGAGGTGGAAGTGGACACCCCGTCAACATATTCAAGGCAGCATCAAGCTGATTGCTCAGCTCGGGACTCGTAAAACCACGCGGTCCTATTGAACCCATCGCTCTCTGGTCGGAGCTCGGGTTCGCGCTCCAGGCCAAGGAACTCATGCACACTGGGGACCATCATCTCCTCAGTGGTGGGCAGGGAGTACATGGTTTGTGCGAGGGCCAGGATGATAGGGAAGTCCGCCACGCGGGTGTTGGGCAAATTGTGCTCTAGGCCCAGTTTGCGGTCCCCAAGGATATCGAGGATCGCGCGTTGGACCACGAGCTCGTTCGCACGAACCGTGGTGTCGAGTCGTCCGAGTCGGGCAAACGCCAGACGCGAAATGTAAAGGCCGAGCAGCACCGAACGGTTGCGGCGGGTTCTGATACCCAACCGCGTGTTCTGGTACTGCAGTACGAAATCCGGCCAAGTGTTGACACTAAAGGAGTTGTCAACGTCGGCCGGATCCGATGACGCGCACAATGCAGCATTGATGCGGAGCGCCATCGGCAACTTGACAGGCCTCACAGGTTTTCTACGGAGCAAGTAGAAGGCTGTGAGACCCACCAAGATGGTGTAGGCAATTATCAACTCAATCCAATGACCAATCGCGTACGCCACTACGTGATTGTAGGAAAGAGAAGAAGCACTTAAGGCGTGCCAGGGCCTGATATAGTAT